GCACTGCTGCTGAGCCTGCATCTGCTGCTGTTGAAGTTGCATAGCTTCCTCGCGCTCTTGCTTCTTCTTGCGCTTGAGCTTGAGGAGTTGGTTTGCCAACTTAATGTTTTTAATTTCTCTGATATCGATAGCGTCCTCCAAGTTAATGTCGTTCTTAGATAAAGCCATCTGGATATTCTGCTCTAGCATAGCCCGCTGCTCTTCGTCAGGAGCTATCTCAATAAAGACACCGAAATCGTAGATATATAAATCTTTGATATCGTTTAAGATAGAAACATTATACTTGCCGATTTGATTAGCAAACTCTTCCTTGAAATCCGCATACTCCAGGATGTCGGCTACCCTGCACGACAAAGCTTCAGCCAACGACTTCAAGATAAATAAGCTACCATCTAAGATATGTCGAGTAGCTACGTTAGAGTTTAGTGCCGCTAGCTTTTGTACCCCTACGAGCGAATTAGGGTCAGGCATAGAGCCATCACGCGCTTCGTTGAGGCCCGTAATATCACGTATCATATTGAGATAGTGATTGTAGTTCCCAATTAAAGCGCTAATCTTAGACTGCCCCGAGTTGCTGGTGAGTTGCTGAATAGGTACTCGAGCGTTATTAAACTCGCCATCCTGTGTATAGCTACGCCCGACTACGCTACCCGTCTGGAAGTACAGCCGCAAGGCGTCCTCGGGGTTGTATGCATTGCCTGTCCCGAGGTCTACTTCGTTAAGTCCGTCAGCATCAATGAACACACCGTCAGGGACGATGCGCGACATTACTTGCTGTAATTTAAGGTGGGTAATCTGTATCTGGTCCGCCAAAGGAATCATACGCCGAACCAAAGATTCGATATTACCCTTGTACATACGTGGCGCACAAGCCAAGTAATTTGGCGTAGCGTACTGCGATGCAGATTTAGGGCGGACCATATTTTCCGCCATCTCCCACTTAAGAATAATATTAGTCCCCATAACCATAACGCCTTCATACCACACATCGATAGTCTTTTCGATTTTTTCGAATCGACCCTCCTGCATCATCTCTTCTGGCGGGTTAAACGTATCGTCTTTTTCAACCACCTTGGCTCCTCCGCCATCCATCACCTTCTTCTTATAGACAAACTTCTGCGTTGTCTTGTAGTTGAAGTACATAAGGGTAGTGGTATCTTGATAGAAGATATCGTTATCGTAGAATTGCTGTACGTTATAATAATCGTACCAGCTCTGGGAATACTTTGAAATTTCCTTGAGGTCGTCCGTAGTAAGCGTAGGGTCTATCTTGATAAGCTCAGTGATAGGAACTGTCTTAATTTCTCCCCAGTAAAAATTATCCTGAAAAAACGGGTCTTCAGTATAACTATATACCACGTTTGCGGGGTCTACATATCTAACCTGTACCCCGTCGCCCTTTAAGAACTCGTGCTTGACCATACCGACGCCTAAAACCGTAAGGTCGTAGTCTACGCGCTGGCGCGTGTCGTTGTATTTGTTTTGCTCAAGCAGCGTATTGATAGCCTCTTCCTCTGCTATTTCGATAGCTGGCTTATAGTTGAGTTGCATATACAGCGACAACTCGTCATCGCTATTGGGAAGCTCGTCAGGAGACACGGTAAAAGGGTCTACGCCAAAGCTTTCTTTGATTTGCACCAAAAGGTCTTTAGAGACCATCTGAGCCTCTATCATATCTTGATACTTACTGCGCTTCGCCGACGACATAGCGTCTTGAGCATAAGCCTTTACGTCAAACAAGCGGTCCGACATACCGTTGACTACGATATCTACGAACTTAGGGATGATTGGAATCGGAGTCCAGTCCAGGTTTAAATAAGAAAGGTCGCCATCGACCGAGAGTTCGTTTTTGTACTTAGCAATAGACTGCTCTCCTCTAGCGTACAATCGGAGTCGATTAAAATCTCTCCATTGACTGTAAAAACGACAACCGTTTCCATCCCTCTTAAACCACTCATATTGAATGGCTTGTCCAATCTGCAATCCATACTCATAAGTCGCTTTTTCAGCGTCAGAAACAAATTGGGTAGGGAACGAGGCAGATGCTATATTAACCTGAACATCTCTCATTATTTAACTAGTTCGCTTATATTTCCACGATTGTTGTATCTAGCAAAGGTAACAGATAATTTCGATTGCTTTTCAACAGGTTGATAGATGTGTTTTTGGTTAGCCATAATAGCCAATCCCGAGCTTATCGTAGCGTCAAATTTCGTTCTGTTATTGATATCAAATTTAGCCCAATCTTCGAGCGTCCTTGTGAACGGCATAGTACCGATATCGCCTTGCTCTCGATACGTTCCATCCATATCAATGCCTACGTGTTTTTCGATATACGTCTCGATAGCTGAAGCGTGAGACTGCTTAACGTCTTCAGATGTATTCGGTATGCCGCCTAACTCCTTTTCCGTCTTGGACAGCTTATTGAATTTTTTGTCGGGGCGGTTCATAGAAAACTTGCGGTAGCCTCTATTCTTAAAGTGGTAGAGCAGCCTCGGTTTATTATTCTCCGTAAGGATAGGCATACCATAAAAAACGCAAGCCATTAGTACCTCTTCAAAAAATATCTCTGCCGTCTGGGGACGCGCGACATACTCTAAAAAAAACTCGTTACTCGGCGCATCGTCCATATTGAATTTAGTCATCCCGTGGAGAGAGCCGTTTGAGCCCCTCCCCCCTACGACACCCGAGATATCGTACGGGTCACACCCCAGCGAGCCGATATGCTCATTGCCAGGGTACTTCATCCCGTTACGAATAATGACGTGGTTTTGCATCCTAGCGGGAGGCGTCCACCCCAAAAGAAAACGACCGTTACGCTCTGGCGTCCATATAACTTGGCTGTCTTTTTGGCCGTCTTTCCAATGAAAAGAACCCCTAGTAAGGTAGTGCTCCTTTATCATCTCGTCGTTATAGTCAATCTGCTGGTATATCTTGGTTAGATTGAATATAGACTGCTTACTCTCGTCGCGAAAAGCGTGAGACTCAGTACGCGGAAATTGACGATAGAACTCGTTGAGGGCGTCGGGGTCATTCTTGAGTGAAGCCACCTCATTCTCCCAGTACTCGATAGCACCCATCTTAATAGGGTTGCCATCAATTCCCTTGACGTCGTGAAGCGGCTTCCTAAATACAGGCATACCATACCTATCGATATAGCCTTCAAAGTTCCACTCCATAGGAATAAAAAGGCTGTACATACCGCTCTTCGTCTGACCGTTAGCGTTACGATTGCTTACATCAGATTGGGTGTATAGGGTCTTGTAGTTGCCACCGCCCTTGCTTAAAGCGTTGGAGGTAGAGCCCATCATACACTTCCCTATAATTCGGCTACCTAGACGTAGGCAAGTTTTTGTGACGCGCCAGTTATTGAGGATATTCTCTGGCTTTTCCCACTTACCGCTCTCGTCGTGAACTAAAAGCAAGAGCTTCTCTCCGTCATAGCTGTTGTCAGCCGTATTCTTCCAGTCAATAGTGGTGTCAAGGCCGTCTAGCTCGTTATCCTCATCGAGGTACATATTACGCTTGGTAATCTTAGACGCGGGAACTCGGTAGGCAAGCTCTGTTTTCGGCTTGTCCATACCGTCCTGTATGGGTTTAAAAAAGAACGGGTAGTTAGCCGATATAGGAACCACCTTGTCTGTAAACATCTTCTTAGCGTCAGCACCCGTTTTAGAAAGTATACCCACGCGAGCATCTTTAGCTAGCGTACCTATGTTTACACACTCTGACGACCCCATAAACGAAAACCCTGAACGACGTATCTTTAAGTAACACATACCGAAACACCTCACGTCAGCTTTACACGCTTCCCAGAAAATATAGAATATACGGTTGGCTTCTCGGAAGTCAGGAAGACCCACGTCGATTTTAGTCCATTGGAGGTACGTGTAGTGGGAGCCCGTTATGTACGTCGGCACTCCGTCATTCATAAACCACGCGCCATTTTCGCGCCTATCGAACTCGCGCTCCACAAAGTCTACCCACCTATCTTTAAAATCAGCGGGCATCTCATTCCACTGAAATATAGTCTTGATACGTGTAAGCTCCTTGGGGTATTCTAGCGGTTGCCAGTACTGCTCTTTCTTAGATTTACTGCGCTGTATCGGGTCTGAAACCACCATAGGCAGGGCGATGCGCACACCCTGTATCTCGACTACTTCACCTACCGTTCCGTCTTTTGAAATGACTACAAAGTCATAGTCTTCGTTATATCCGTACTCCCAGTTTTTTGCGCGGTTTTTTCTGGCAAGAACATTTTTAGGCACTACACCTTCGAGCTGAATAAGCAGTTTATTTTGACCTTCGTTCTGCAAACCCTTGCTTTGTATTGGTAGAGGAGTCGCCGCGCTTAGCCATTGCCTCTAAATTTTCTCGCTCCTGTTCAATGCGGTTAAGTATTTCCAGCGCATCGAATATAGCAAGTTTTTTAGTGGCAGCCGCGTTTTTTAGCCTGTCGGCAGCCAGCTCATCTTCTAGGTCTGGCTTGATGATGTCTTCTTTAGCCACCTTGATAAGCTGTTCTACCGCTCTATGGCCCGCAGCTATAATCTTTTCTTTTAGCTCTTTCGCGTTCATAGTACTAGGGTTATGTTATCAGTAAACATACGGTATAGCTTTTCGCCGTCCACCGTAAACTCGTACTCGCTATCAGGAAGGAATGACACCTCGTCGCCTTCATTTACACCAAGAGAAAGAAGTTGTTCGTTGCCATATTTAAGGCGACCGATAAGAGGTTCTTCCTTAGAAAACTTTCCTATCCAAGACTCCTTTTCTTCTACAGGCTCTACAAAACAATACTTACCGTGAGCCTGCCACCTGTCGTCTTTCTTGTACAAAAAAAACTGGTCGTCGGTTACAAAGAAAAGGTCGTCCTGAAAGTAGCTACGTCCGCTTTTTTGAACCCCATACATATCGTAATAATACTTAAATACGTTATGATGAACTAGAAGGGTATCCCCTGGCTCGATAGGTCCTGAGTAAGAAAGTGGGGTAGATTGAACGATACCGTATCGATTAGAAAACCTGTGGTCTTCTTGCGATGAGCTAACAATAAAGTCAAGGTCTTTTGCCTTGCGTTTATTATCGTATCTGGTATTGTCTTTTGGTTTTACTATAAACGCGTCTGGTGACCTCATTAAAAATTAATGTTGTACTCTACAGATAGCGGCATCGTATGAGAAAAATGCTTCCAAAGAATTATCTCATTATTGCGCTCTATCCATATTTGAATTGAATTTGATTTATCCTCTACTTTAATGAGGTGTATTTTATAGTTGCCTCCGAGAACCTCTTGGCCTAGCAAGTAATGCATCGCTGACTTATAGTCAGGGCCTACAGATATCTTACGGATAAGCATAGACTAGATAGAATGAACCACGAAGTTTACGTGCTTACAAACAACATTTGTCGCGACGCTATTTTTTACTCGAACCTTTAGCGATTGATTGTGGGCTAAATTTGTAATACACGTCATAGTCAAAACAAAGTCGTCACCCGAACCAGGAGCAGTTACGTCTTGTGTAGAAGCTACTATATCAACTCCATTATTAGACAATAGAGATGTGATAACATTGTTATTGCCAGCACTAAGCGACATAAATACAGTTACTTGCGAAAGCAAAGTAGTCTGAGGCGCGTTGCTATTTGTTACCAAGTTGCCTGAAGCAGTATACCCGTCGGCTAAACCCTGAGAGAGCGTCACATTTAAATCCACATAAGTGTCCGCAGCCGCAATAGTCGTTGTAGCTTCTGTATTTGAATACGCGTCGATATAGTAGGTGGGCGCTGTCGCCGAAGACAAAGAATCCACCCTAATATTCTTGGTAGCGTTAGAATCATTAGCGTCGCTAACTACAATCAAGTCAGACGGACTAGGTGTAACGGTTCCGTATGTGCTAATCTTAGGCATAGGTCCTTATCGGTTACGGCGGTTCTTACCCATAACTACCGCGTTGAGGATACGAGATAATACATTGACGATTTTATCGTCCTTCTCGGTCTCTGTCAAAGCAGTAATCGTACCAGCCGCTGTAATACCAGCGAGCAAAATCTCACTCCAAAATTGCGTAAAAAAATTCATATCTGTTTGTTTAAGAATTTGTACTTCTCCTGCACATCAAACGAAGGGCAGGACTTACTTGAAAACTCATTATGTCCGTGAAGACTTAACTCCCCAAAAATAAGGCGTAAACTTTTAACAAGCTCAAGAACTGCTATATCCTGCATTTCAGTCATAGTATCCTTGGGATTCATATCCTTATCTACACCACCAATATAGCACACTCCGATTGAGTCTTTGTTGTGTCCGTAGGTATGGGCTCCCGATTTATCAAGGTCCCTCCCTCGATGTACAGAGCCGTCTGCATACACACAGAAATGGTAGCCTATATCGTCCCACCCGTTTGATAAATGCCAGCTCCTTATTTGGTCAACGGTTACCCCCCTGCCCTCTGGTGTGGCAGAGCAGTGCAGGATAATTCGATTGATGTCCCTCATTCAATACCCTTCTTAGCGAGTAGAATCTTAATCTCATTTACACCATCAAGCAAAACATCTAGGCTTTGCTGCACGCGTGTTTCTTGCTTCTCCAAGCTAATCAAACGACTTTTTATCTTGGTGAGCTCGTTCTCCATCTTTACGTAAGTTCCGATTATTCCGCTTACCGCACCCACCGCTACGCTAATCAATTCATAATTCATACTTTCTTCATTCTCTTCGCCGCTTTCAATCAGCTTGTATTCAACATTGGTATCGACAGTAGGATTAGAATTAAATTTCATTGGATGGTGTTTACTCTTCTTCAGGGCATTTCCACTCGTTGGGGTTTGGCGGGTAGGGAATGCGGTTCTCGCACTTATAATACCACCCAGGCTCCCCGACCTGAAGGTCTATATAAGCCGCCATTTCTTCTTCAGTATCAAAGACGTCCAAGTACTCTTGCCCTGTGCTGAGCTCGCCCTTAGAGGCATACCCGTAGTTATTGCGCGGGTTACCCTTTACTTCTTCGCCGTTATTAAAGGCAAACCAAAAGGCGGGCGTCTTAAATACGTGTGTATGCTTAGCCATTACTCAACGATTTCTCCAATTTGGTCCTCAGTTACTTCTTCTGGCTCTGGTGGGAACCATCCGTTGGCTTCCATATAAGCTTGGTCGCGCACCGTACACTCAGTCGGAATGATGGTATCGAAGACCACTGTAGGAGATGTCGTGATGGTTGTGGTGAGCGCGTCTTTCTCCGCCTCTGGCATAAGGGGAAACAAGAGCTGTAGCTCAGTCAAATCTACCGCTGCGTTGACATAGATAAGCCAATCCAAAATAATAGATAGCGCCGCCTCTCCCGTCGTAGGGTGGATGACAGAGCCGAATAGATTGAAGTTTGCCTCGTCAGGGTTCTGGATAGACTCTGGACGGGTGATACAGTACAACTGACGTGAGATAGCTGCTGCTCGCTCCTCAGATGTAAGCCCTCCTTCGGGAGGTACGATTAGGTAATTACTCATTTTTGTTTATTGATGTTGTAATACGTAAAGATATTGCTTTCTACTTTAGGCTTCTGCGTAATAGGGATGACTTTCGGTTTCATTAATAGATGTCGTAGAAGAAGTTGATGTTCGCTTCGATTCCTGCTTGCGGTGTTCCCGATTGGTCTGATTCATAAATCAAAATTTCTTGAATTTTACCGTTCCAGCTTCGATTTGTTATAGTTCTATCTTGACAAATTTGCGAGATTCTTGCCGTATTACTCAAATGAATCATAGATAACAAAACGCTAGAGGTTGTCGCTGTGTTGGCTGTTGTGAAACTTTGACTTTGACCATTTACAAAGTTCGACCCGTTTCTGACATCCGTGCTTGAATACAAAGTATCTAAATATATGTTTGTACCTCCTGCGTGATAATCCACGGTGCTTGTATCTCCATATAAAAAATCAACACTCGCACCCGTCGTTATATTCTCGCGAACGCTGAAATTACTTTGCACCTGTGTTAAACGTGTGGCCATATCTAAAGAAAATAACGCTGAGAATTGAACCGCAGGTTTCCCGTTCTCCGTCACCACGCTCGCCGTTGCCCCGTCGTAAATCTTAGGACGCAAGAGTGAGCTAGGTTGTGTAGCATCGTTTCCTGAGCCCGACTGGTCAAACCAGGTCGTCACTACCATACTGTTACCAGCTGCCGCTGTAGTCAAGGCATCAGTGTCGAGCCCTCCGTCAGCATTGAAACCGATGTCAGTTGTACCGCCCACATTGTCAGCTCGCTGTACCCGTACGGCTGAGCCTGTGTAGGCGTTGCTAAGCTTACGCAAAGAGTATGCCGCTGCCGCTCCACTATACTGGTCCAATAGCCCCGCTATCTCAATGCCGTAGTAGTCACCTACGTTATCCTCGATGGAAGGGCGGTTGTCGGATTGGTCGGAATTGTAAATAATAAATTCAGACAAATATCCGTCCAGCCTGTAATCAAAAGAAAAACCTGACATAATAGTCAAGGTTTGCGGTGTTGCCGTAAAAGCACCAACATTTGCCGTGGCTTGTTGCGTTCCGTCTTCATATACTGTCAAATCGCTACCGTCAAACTCTTGAAATTTTAAAACAGTAGAGCCGTAAGTGGCCGTATAATCGGCATTGATTGCATTGATGCGAGTGCGGTCGTCACTTAGGTTTGTATAATTATTTACAATGTTCAAAGTTGCGAGGTCTGTACCGTCTAAAACTGACCATAAACCTCGACGTGTGTTCGTTGCGTCTACAACATCGTGAGCTACAGCGGCCACTGTGAAACTCGTAAAGGTGGGTGTAAATGAAGTGTTTAATAGAATGTCATTGCCATCCGCGTTAATCGCTGGTTTATTTGTGTCAGGGTCAATTACCACGCCCGTAGTGCCGTCGTAAATCTTTGGACGAGCGGAAGACGTACCCTGTGTAGCATCGTTGCTGTTACCACTCTGGTCGTACCACGTAACCACCACCATATCGTTACCCTGAGCAGCTGTCGTAAGGGCCGTAGTATCTAAGTCTCCATAAGAGTCAAAGCCTATCTCGTGTGTACCGCCTACGTTATCAGCTCGCTGTACCTGTATGGCACTGCCTGTATAGGTAGAGCTTAGCCTACGCAAGCTGTAAGCAGCTGCTGCCCCTGGGTTCTCATCTAAGAGGCCAGCCAGTGGGATGTCATAGTAGCCGCCGATATTCTCCTCGATGTCGGTGCGGTTGTCGGATTGGTCGTTTCTATACATCACAAATTCTGACATATAACCATCAAAGGGAGCTTGCAACCCCGCCCGCGTTCCAAGCCTAAGCCGATTCGTTACACTTGAACTTTGAGTTCCCGTGACTACTGTGCTTGCATTTACCCCGAGCTCGCTATTTGTTCCATTTCTCAACCAATAAACGAGCCTATAATCTTGAATATCTACAGGTGTTATAGGTTGTTTTAAACTTCCCCCAATGAAAGCAGTTACTCCATTATAGGGGGTATTTGAAACAAAAGTGACACCATCTGCGAAAACCGCGTTTTCATTTCTATCTGGCGACCATACATTAAGATTTGAACCGTTTCTATCGTGAACTTCAAAATATGTTGTAGTCGTGTCCGCTCCTAAGCTTGGAGCGTCTAAATATGTCGTAGATGAATTAATAAAACGAACCGCGGGCTTTCCGTTAGATGTCTCCACGCCCGTCGTCCCGTCGTAAATCTTTGGACGAGCAGTAGACGAAGTCTGCGTTGCATCATTGCTGTTGCCACTCTGGTCGTACCACGTAGCCACCACCATATCGTTGCCAGCAGCTGCCGTCGTAAGTGCAGCTGTGTCTAGATTGCCGTAACCATCGAAGCCGATGTCAGTCGTTCCACCAACGTTGTCAGCTCGCTGGACTTGGATAGCACTGCCTGTATAGGTAGAGCTCAGACGACGCAGTGAGTATGCCGCTGCTGCTCCTGGGTTCTCGTCTAAGAGACCTGGGAGTGGGATGTCATAGTACCCGCCGATGTTTTCCTCGATGTCGGTGCGGTAGGATGTTTGGGGTGTTGTGTAAATTATAAACTCTTGCAACGTTCCATTCATTGGTGCGGCACCGCCATACTCTCTGCCTATTGCGGTCAGTCCTCCGATTGCTTTTTGCGTGTAGGTTAAAGCACCTTGGTTTAGTGAGCCATTAACGTAATAATTTGTAGATGAAGGACTGACAAAATCAAAATAATTAATTTCGTGCGCTGTTGTTGTTTGTTGACTTCCCTTCCACGCCCCATCAAAAAACAATCCATAACCACCACCCGAACTTATAACCAATCTACCCGACTGACTATCAAAAATCCATCCCGTTGCAGATGCTCTTTTTTGAACATATATGAACGAATAATCTGTTGCGCTTATTGATAAATTTTGACCAGACGAATTTTTCAAAAATAAATTTACAGCATTTGTAAAATCCAAAGCAGGCTTTCCGTTCTCCGTAACAACGCCTGGAGTGGTAGCTGTGCTGTCGCGATAGATGACAGGGCGAGAAGCTGCGCTATTCTGGATAGCGTCATTGCCGTTGCCCGACTGGTCAAGCCATCCTGCTACCACCACCTCTTCGCTTCCACCATAGGCAGCTAAAGAGACAGTGTCCAAGTCGTTATTGGAATCGAAGCCGATATAGACTGGCTCCTTAGTGTTGTTAGTCGTCTGAACCAATACAGCAGAACCCTGATAGCTAGAGTTAATCCTACGCAATGAGTAGGCCGCAGCAGCACCAGGATAGTTATTCAACAACAAAGGCGCTACAGGCTCAGTATAGATGTCGTAGAACGTGTTGATGTTCGCTTCAATTCCTGTGCGGTTTTCGGATTCGTCGCTTTGATATATCACTATCTCTTGAATGTTTCCATTTAGAGGAAGGTTGTTCGATGCATTACCACTACCATCGTTGTACCCACCAATTTCAAAATCAAGATTGCCTGAACCTATCGTACTAGCAGCTCCAGTAACAAGCAAAGAACCGTCTACAAATAGTTTGTGATGAGTATTTGCAATATATTCTTGATTGTATAAAGCACGGCTTGAAAATGCTTGTCCAGTGATAACGCTTCCCACATCGGTTATTGCTCTCGAACCATTTTCACGAATCAAAGCGAACCTGCCACTCGATGGCCCTAATAAACTTCTTGCGTATATAGAGCTGTTATTCGTGAGTGTTTTGGCAACTGCAAACCCAACTAAACTTTCTGTCAATGGATTCAGAACATTCCCAGCGTTTAAAAAATCATTGCTACCGTCAAACTCTACCGCAGGCTTCCCGCTCTCCACTATCACCGCACCGCTTGAAACGATTTGAGGGCGTCTTGTAGAGCTAGGCTGTGTAGCGTTATTCCCTGACCCACTCTGGTCGTACCACGTCTCCACGAAAACATCATTGCTACCCGCGTAAGCAGCTAGGCTCACCGTATCGAGCTCTCCAAATACATCGAACCCAATGTCTTGCGTCGCTCCGCCCACGTTGTCCTGTACCTTAATAGCAAAGCCCGTATACGTCGAGTCTAAAAGCCTCAAAGAGTACGCCGCCGCCGCACCTGAATACGTGTCGAGTAGTGGAGTGTTTTGGGTGAAGTAGTCGCCTATGTTTTCTTCGATGGAAGTGCGGTCGGCTGTTGATTTTGAACCATTCCAAAAAAGAAGCTCTTGAGCGTTACCAAGAAAAGGAAAAGAACTGCCGCCTAATTCGTTATTACTGTTTAATCTACCAATCGCGGTGCCTGTTTGAGCATTTCCGTCTAATCTCAAAACATTTTGCTCTACAGAATAAAGCACGCGCGTGTTATTTGTTATCCCCGATTTTCTTTCGGATGTGACGTAATCATCGCGATATAGAACCTCATTGCTCAAATTTCTATTGAATCCAAGTTGTACAGATTGGGCAAATGTGCCTGTGTTGTAATTCCACAAAACACCTTCCTGCGTTGTGCTTGTTAGTTTGGCAACGCTTTCTGAAAGGTAGCTTTCTGAAGTCAAAATACTGGATGAAATATTTAAATAGTCGTTGCTCCCATCAAACTCAACCGCCACCTTCCCGTTCTCCTTGACCAACGCGCCAGTTGTACCGTCGTAAATCTTGGGACGAGCAGCAGACGAAATCTGCGTCGCATCATTGCCGTTGATTGACTGGTCGTACCAGGTCTCTACGAAAACATCGTTAGAGCCTCCATAAGAGATAATAGCCGCCTCGTCGAGGTTGTTGTTGGCATCGAAGTAAATGTCCTGCGTAGCACCCCCTACGGTGTCCTGGACCTTCATAGCAGGCCCTGTATACGCGGTGCGCAGCTTACGGACCGAGTATGCTGCCTCAGCTCCGCTTCCGTAGGTGGTGTCCAAGAGGAGGTTACCCACCACAGCAGCACCTAAGTCAACGATAGTCCAGTTGTATGGAGAAGCCGTCAACTTATTATAAGCAGCTGTAGCCGCCGAGTCTACCGAGCCGTGGACCTGGTTGATATTCGAAAGCGTTACGTTCGCCTGTAAAGAGCCAGCGCCAGTACCTTGAGCTGCCCACCCAATAAGTAAGGCGTCCCAGTTGGCTGCGCTAATACCGCTGTTAGTAAGCATACTGGTAGCGGTAGTAACCCCACTTACATCCCAGTTGGCTAAGTTTTGGTCAAACGCAGTAGCGCCACTAAAAGTTTCAAACAGATTCGTTAAAGACGTAGTAGTCCAAGCCCCAATGGGCTGGTTAAATGAAGTGGCATTTCTAAACGTTTGAGAAAAAGTAGTTGCGTTAGCAACATTCCAAGAGCTAATGTTTTGATTAAATGATGAAGCGCCAGAAAACATACTGTTGAAAGCACCCGAATTGCCCGTATCCCAACCGCTAATATCTTGGTTAAAAGAAGTTGCAGAACTAAACGTTGCCGTAAAACCACTCGCATTAGAAACATCCCAGTTGTCTAAAGGATTATTGAAGTCCGTAGAATTATTAAACGCTTGCGTCAGGGAACCAGCAGTCACCTGAAAAACAAAGTTGAAGTTGGGATTAGAAGATGCAGCATCTTTATAAAAAAGCGACCCAAAACCCGTTATCGGAGATGACACAGTGCCCCAACCGCTTAGGTTACCACTTAAACTATCGCAGTTTTCAAAAGCAGAAGTCCTCAAGACCTTACTTCCAAAGTTTGGAAGGGCGGTAGTGGTGATGTCTAAATTAGAGCACCTAGCAAATACATACTCATTTAAGTATACCTGAGCGCTGCCCCACTTCGCAATACCCTGTACCTTAAGCCTATCATTAGCAGCAGTTAACGTCGTTCCGTCCTGAGAAGCCCAGCTTATATGGTCTACAGATGGAGTTTGCCCCACGCGAGCGGTAGCTAGAATTTGAACGATATATGTCCCCGCCGTTGCATAAGTATGCGTAGCTTCCGCTTGGTTCCAGCTAGTGATTTGGTCGCCTATAGTTCCGTCGCCCCAGTCTACATAAAAGTTATATGTACCCGTTGACATCAACGGTAATCGATACTGGTCATTAGCGCTACTACCCGTCTCTGTAGCCGTGGTGTCAATGGTAAATTCAAGAGGCGGTGGCGGTAAAGCAGATTGCCCTTGGTCAAGAATCGTCCATCCATAACCTCCATTTGCTACACTATCCGTTAGCTTATCAAAAATCGCATTTACAAATCCTGGGCCGTGTTGAGCAGGGACATCGCTAAGGGTTACGTTGTTGTTTAAGTTGGCTTGTTGTGCGTAACCCCAACCAATCAACAAACTGTCCCAGTTATCATTACTGATAGCCGTTCCAGTTAACATATCGGAAGCGTTCGATAGATTAGATATATCCCAGTTCGCTAAGTTTTGGTTGAAGGCCGAAGCTCCATTAAACATACTCGAAAAAGAAAAAGCAGATGCGGTATTCCAACTGTCAATTCCAGTTCCTAAAAACGAAGTAGCACCCTTAAACATCTCATCAAAAAACACTCCCATAGAAACATCCCAACTGGAAAGGTCTTGATTAAAAGAAGTTGCGCCATTAAAAGTGCTAACAAAAACTTGCCCTGATGACGTGTCCCAATTACTTAAGTCTTGGTTAAATGCAGAAGCTCCATTAAAAACGAAACCAAACCCTGTAAGATTGCTTGTGTCCCAATTGAGAACTTGCCCATTAAAGTTAGAGGCCCCTGAGAACATACTTACAATGCCACCGCTTGTAAAGCTGGTGTTTACCAAAGACCCCGTACTAAACCAATTCGTCAAATCCCTATTGAACACTTCAGCGTTAAAAAACATAGCCGACGCGTCCTGTACGGAATTTGTATTCCATAAACCAATGGGCTGGTTAAAGCTAGAGGCTAGTACAGGTCCAGCAATAGAAAGTGTACGCGCAAACATACCGTCCATATGGGTAAACGCAGATGTATCCCAAGCGGTAATATCTTGGTTGAAGTCAACTGCATTTTTAAACATATCGGTAGCCAGGATAGGGCTACCCGTTTGAAATGTCCAAGGAAGCGGTCGGTTGAATCGAAGGCACCCTTCAAAAGCGCTTGAGAAATCATTTGACCCGCTTACATCCCAATTATTTAAAGACTGGTTATTAAAGCTAGCTTGGTTTTCAAATGCACGAAGTAAGCTGGTAGGAGCAAAATCAAAATTAAAATAACCGTTTGATGAACCTGTAGGGATACCGCCCGCCTCGGTGCCTCCGTTAAAATCAATAGCAGTTCCAGTAAATGGCCCAACCCAATAAGATAGTGTAAACGAAACGGACAGGTTCGTACATTTAAAGAAAAAAGAATCAATAATATCTTTATTGACAAACGTAGGTATGTTGTTTATAGATGTATTTGCCGTAGTAAGACTCTCGCAACCATAAAAAACATCCTCATTGGCATAAAACTGTACACCCCCATAAAGATTAATGCTTGTTACTTTTACGCCATCACCCTGCGTTCGGTTTCCAAAAAACCAGTGGTCAAACGAAGAAGATGCAAATGCAGTATTCGGGGTTATCGTAATTAAAAACCTATCAGCAGGAGTTACCACTCCGTAATCGTGCGTCGCCTCTGGTTGGTTATACGATGTGATTACATCATCTGAACTTCCATCGCCCCAGCTAACAGTAAAGTTATAAGTTCCCGTAGAATAAAGCCCCAACTGGTATTGACCAGACGGTGTTGAAGTCCCACCGCTGTTATATGGGGTAACGAAAAAAGTCATAGGTCCAGCGCCTGGAGTCGGTGTGGGAGCCTGACCTTGTCCTACTGTGCCTGGCGTTAAAGAAGACCCAAACGCATTTGCTATACCTATGATTGTTCCGCTCATATCACCAGAATGCTACAACTTTTACATATGGAGCGGTGCTGCCTGTATCCGTGCCAGTTTCTTTTACCCTACGTACTTGAATAGGGAGAAAAGACCCCGGTAAAAGGTTTTCCATAAGAACTTCAGAACCCGATGAGGTAACAATACTTAAGTCTACTCCTTCGGGGTCGGTCGTGGGTTGAAGGCCGCCCACATAAAGGACACAACCGTCAGTTGTCTCGTGGTATATGGTGTAAGCGCTTGTTTCGGTCCAGGAGGCGTTATTATTTACTGCCGCCGTTAAAGTAGTTGCATTTGTGATGGACACGACTATACCTACCAAGCCATCTGCCGTGTTGTAAATAACCATCCCCTGCTTGATTCCATTAGCTATAAAGTCGGCGTTAGAGTCAACTAAAGTCAATGTAGTTCCAGAAACAACAGTGCCAGTCGTCCCTATACCTGTAGTAGTAGGTCCAGCGGGATTAGGTATGTCTGAGCCGTCAGTAGGGATGACCTCTAAGCCTAAACCTACCTGTAATTTTTGATATGCCATAATTATTTATCGTATGGGAAAATTCTGTTTAACGTGTCACGGCGTTGGCCGCAGCCACAATCGGTGCCTGTAGCCTCGGAGACCTTCTCCACTACCTGCTTAATACCTGTGGCTCTAGTAAATTTCTCTACTGTATCGCCAAAACCTTTTGAAGGACGAGAACGTGAGGGCATTAATTCTGTTTTTACAAATGTACTAATCTTTCGCGTGTTTGTTATCGGCGGCGACGACCGCTAAAACCACTGACGCTAACATTTCGTTTTTGACCTTTTGTCTTTTTAACGGTCTTTACCCTGCGAGAGCCACCTAAACCTTTAGTGACGCGCTGAGTATACTTGGTGTCCCCGTCAGTACTAGTCGAACGAGTCGTAGTGACAGGACCAATTTTTCTTACCCGAACATTTCTTTGACCACTTTTTGTACCCCTTTTTCCTTTACCACTCATATCTTATATATTTAATATTTTCCTTTGCGGTTAGAAGGAGAGCTCTTCTTAGAACCACCCTTCCCAGCCCAGAGCTTTTTACAAGCCCAGTACCTAGCCGTTAGTTTATTCGTGGCGGTACCGCACTTATGGCGAGCCTTAAAGCTCTTACGAGCAGCAGCAGAGTAGTTATGACCGTAACCCTTAGCGCCGAAGTGGATGAGCCTCTCCTGCCCTCCAGAGCAAGCCTTGACCATCATCTTCTTGCCCGCTCGGTCCGACCGAGTAGGGCTGTTACATTTCATCTTGCTCTTATTCGCCATATCAACTATTCGTTACACGACCTGCCGCCGTATTAGAAACAAACTGACGCTTGCTCCCTCCTCGTCGTTTCTTCCTACGGGCTGTAGCAGCTCGCTCAGATTTACTCATAGAATTAGC